CGGGCAAACCGGAACGGTAGACGTAATCGCTACGGCAGTTGTTTTTGTTACTGGCGTTGAAGGTACAGGGCAAATCAATAGCGTTGTTGTTGTTGTTAGCGTTGCTACTAGTGTTACCGGCGTTGATGGCACGGGGCAATTAGGTAATGTAGCCATAACGGCCGATAGCCTGCTGAATCTTACCGGGGTACAAGCTGATACGCAGCTTAACTCGGTAGTAGTGGATCTTAACAAACCCGTTCTTGTAGTAGGCGTTGAGGCAACAGGTGCAGTAGGCAACGTTTCTATACTAGCAGACGCTAATTTATTGCTAGTAGGGGTTCAAGCTACGGCGTTTGCTGGTACTGTTATTGCGGTTCCCGGGATTTCTGTTAATTTAACAGGTGTTTCTGCATTTGGGTTTCTTGGTAATTTAAAGACATGGGTAAATGTCGATGACGAGCAGCAACCTAACTGGGGGCCGGTGGATGATACTCAAATAGGGGCGTGGGCTGCTATTGCACCGGCTCCTAGCGTTGTTTGGGACGCTGTTAATGATGCGCAAGCCGATTCGTGGGAGCCGGTAAATGATGGCAACACCGTAGTTTGGACTAAGGTAATAGTATGATTAACCCAAGAGTAGTACTTGTAACGCTTACGTTGTCCGCTTCTGCGTTTGTGGGGTTGTTAACTTTTGAAGGGTACTCAGACAAACCCATCATCCCAATAAAAGGTGATGTGCCAACCATTGGCTTCGGCACCACTGAAGGCGTTAAACCCGGCGATATTATGACACCCGTCAAGGCTGTTCAGCGGGCTATAGCGGATGTTCAGAAGTTTGAGGGTGCGGTTAAACAATGCGTCAAGGTGCCCTTATACCAGTACGAGTATGACGCGTACGTGTCTCTTTCTTATAATATTGGCACCGGAGCCTTCTGCGCTTCCACTTTAGTTAAAAAATTAAACGCCCAAAACTACGAAGGCGCGTGCAAAGAAATACTACGCTGGAACCGTGCCAAAGGGCGGGTAGTTGATGGGCTTACAAATCGCCGCCAAAAGGAGTATAAGCAATGTTTAGGGATCTGATAATTGTTGCTATCATAGCGGTTGTAATAGGGCTTGGTTTAGGTTGGGTTGTGCAAGGCTGGCGCAAGGATAGAGCAATTGCCACTATGCAGGCCGAATACGCCGAACAACGTGCCGAGGCTGAAAGTACCGCCCGTACCAAAGAACAAGGCTGGCAGAACACTGCCGAGCAGATAACGAGGGACAAAAATGCGCAGATCGCTGCTACTACTCGCCGTCTTAACAACACTATTGCAGGGCTGCGCACTCGTCCGGAGCGCCCCGATAACCCAAGTGAAATGCCCACGACCCCCGGCTCTTGTTCTGGACTATCCGGAGCGGAACTGGCAAGGGGAGATGGAGAGTTTCTTGCGGGGTACAGTGCCGACGCAGCAAGGCTTGAAGCCGCCCTCAAACAATGTGAAGCACAGTACAACTCAATAGGACAATAGCATGCCGTCAACATACTCACCAGACCTACGCATCGAGCTCATTGCCAACGGCGAACAGTCGGGCACATGGGGCTCCACCACAAACAACAATCTGGGCACGCTCATTGAAGACGCGATCTCGGGTACAGCCTATGTGACGGTAACTACTAATAAGCAAGCTTTAACGGCAATCAATGGGGTAGTAGACCAAGCACGCTGTTCGTCCCTTGTACTAAGCGCTACTACCGGCGTTAACTTCGACGTGTACGTGCCCCCCACCACTAAGCTGTATGTAGTAACAAATGGCTCTGCGTATACGGCAACCCTTTACTGCTCAACCGTCTTAGGTAACACCACTGCTGCCGGTACTGGTATCTCTATTCCCGCAGGTAAATCCGTTTTACTTCGTGCAGATAGCGTAAATGTCGTAGGGCAGTTCAATCAGGTAGTGGGTAATCTTAGTGTGGGTGGGAATGTTGCGGTTACAGGCAACACAACGCTTGCAGGTACTTTAGAGGTTACAGGCAACACAACGCTTGCAGGTACTTTAGAGGTTACGGGAACTACTACACTAACAGGCGAAGCAATAGCACCGACAGTCATTGCCGGGGACATTACTAGTAAGATTGCCACAACCGCTTTTGTAGATACGGCAGTAAGTGATGCTGACTATATGGACGACCCCAACGTAAACGGAATAATGGTTCGCACGGCCGATAAAACTGCTACGCCGCGTTCTATTGCTCCGGGTACAGGTATAAGCGTAGCGGATGGGAACGGTGTTGCAGGTAATCCAAGAATTACTAATACTGGCGTAATTACCTTTAATGGCGTTGGTGGTGCTATTACATACAATGATACTAATGTGCTCGCCGCTGTTGCCGGGGCTTCCGCTGGCGGTGTTGGTACTTATGCGATGTTAGGTAGGGGTTCCGCTACTAACTCCTTTGGGAGCACTATAGCAGGAAGCGGGCTGTACCCGTCAGGTACGTGGAAGGGTAGTAGTGAGGGTACCAATAACTCCCCCGCAGACAATAACGGTGATGCTTGGATGGGCGCGCAGAGTGCCCCCCAAGCTGGTACTTGGCGCTGTATGGGGAGACTCCGTAGTTCTGGCTGGTCTATCACGCTTTGGTTACGGATTATCTAGGAGATGAATATGCGTTTAGAGTATGCCAAAAACCCACAATGGGCAGATGCCGCACACACCGCAATTGATGTTGTTACTAAGTGGGATGGGGTACCGCACGAACTAGCATTTACTGCAACTCTCTCAGATGTTGAGGCGCATGGCCGCGTAATATTTGCTGAAGCCGTAGCTGGTAAGTTTGGGCAGGTGGCGGAGTACGCGCCACCTGCGACTTCAGCACCTTTAGAACTGATAATGGATTCGCCAGAATAAAGGTGTGCTATGCCGTTACAAAAATTACAGCTACGCCCCGGAATAAACCGTGAGGGAACTTCACTCGCTAACGAAGGCGGTTGGTTTGAGTGCGACAAGGTGCGGTTTCGTTCTGGCTACCCAGAGAAGATCGGCGGCTGGGCTGCGCTTTCATACAATACCTTTCTGGGTGTAGCGCGTTCTTTGTGGAACTGGATAACGCTTAAGGGGTTTAACCTTTTAGGCGTGGGCACTAACTTAAAGTTTTACATTGAGGATGGTGGCGAATATTATGACATCACACCTATTCGTTTAAGCACAACAGGCACGGTTACCTTTGTAGCGGTTGATGGCTCCTCAATTATTACGGTTACCGATACGGCGGCAACTAGCTTACAAGAATCTGATTTTGTTACTTTTAGTAGTGCCGTTTCTTTGGGCGGTAACATTACGGCAGCCGTACTAAATCAAGAATACCAAATAGCAACGCTGCTATCGAACATAGGATACACAGTTCAAGTTGCTGTTACCGCTAATAGCTCAGACGTTGGCAATGGTGGTGCTGCTACAGACGCTGCATATCAACTAAGTACAGGCGCTGCAGCGTACACCGTCGGTACTGGCTGGGGTACTAGCCCTTATGGTGGGTTTATTTTTGGTACCTCTTCGAGCAATCTTAGTGGCGCTATTGATGACGTTGTTACTACGATTACGGTGGTGTCTACGACGACATTTGCTGCCTCTGGCACGATACAGATTGATGGCGAACTAATAACTTACGCAGGCAAAACCGCTACCGACTTTACCGGCTGCGTTCGTGGGGTTGATGGGACTACTGCCGCACCCCACGTAGATGCTACGCCTACACACCAAGTTACTAGCGCATTTACGGGCTGGGGTGTCGGCTTTTCGACAGGAGCCGTTGGTCAGTTGCGGTTATGGTCACAGGTTAGTTTTGGTGAGCAGCTTCTAATAAACCCACGCGGCGGCGCTATTTACGTATGGCAAGTGGGCGCTGACGCTGTTCCTGACTACGATACGCAAAGAGCCGTGCAGGTTTCTGCTACGTCTGTAACGCCTATGGGGTGGACGCCGGTGACTGCAGATGTTACGTGCCCTGACCTTGTGGACGAAATTTTAGTATCCGATGCAGCACGTATCGTATTTGCTTTCGGCTGTAACGACCCAAGCGGCACTTTGTTTTCTGTTGAAAAAGACCCTATGTTAGTGCGCTGGTCTTCACAAGAAACATACCTTGAATGGGTACCTACCCCTATTAATCAAGCAGGTAGCTACAGGTTATCGCATGGTTCTAAAATTGTTGGAGTACTACAAACCCGGCAAGAGCTTCTTGTATGGACTGACGCTGCGCTGTACGGTATACAGTACCTTGGGCCACCGTATGTGTGGGGATTTACCTACCTTTCTGATAATATTTCTGTTATTAGCCCTAATGCAATGGCAACAGCGGGCGGGGTTACATTCTGGATGGGTACGGACAAGTTTTATACTTATAGCGGGCGGGTCGAAACGCTACCGTCTGCCGTGCGCACCTACGTGTTCGATAATATAAACCGCGACCAAGACGAGCAAGTTTTCGCTAGTACGAACGAAGGCTTTAGTGAAGTTTGGTGGTTTTACTGCTCCAAAAACGCGTTAGTGCCTGACCGCTATGTTATTTTTAACTATCTTGACCGTGTGTGGTACTACGGGGACTTAGATCGTACAGCGTGGCTGGACAGTGCTTTGCGCCAATACCCAATGGCTGCTACGGGGAACACTAACCTGATCGTTTACCACGAGGCCGCAGTGGATGACGGTACTACTAACCCACCGAGCCCTATTAGTGCGTACGTACAGTCTTCGGACTTTGATATTGGGGACGGGCATAACTACGGGTTCGTATGGCGGCTTATTCCAGACATTACGTTTGATGGTTCCGTAAACCCCACACCGGAAGACCCAACGCTTACTAGCAGCTACCCTACGGTTAGGTTACAGCTACGCCCCCGGACAAATCCCGGTGCCCCATACGGAGTTAACAACGCCCCCGACGTACGTTCTAGCGCACCTAATACGTATATCGACAGTAACTACTACAACGTGCAGCTTTTTACTGAGATTGTATATACACGGGCACGCGGTAGGCAGATGGCCTTTAGGGTGGAGTCCAATACGTTAGGTACGCAGTGGCAGTTGGGTGTTCCGAGGATTGATGTTCGACCAGATGGGCGTAGATAAATATGGCTGTTCAAAGTAATGGCCGGTTTCAGCTAGACCCTACCAAGGCATCCGTACTCCCGTTAGGGCCTGTTCAGTATGAGCGTAAGTATCAGGATGAGTTAAATAACATCTTACGTTTGTATTTTCAGTCAAATGACAACGTGAACGGGGCGTTGCTGGGTATCTCTGGGGGTAAGTATTTAAGTACCCCTAGTGGCAGCTTTATCTCAACAACAACACAAAATGCGGCCGTTATAAATACAGCATACTCTGTTACGCTAAGCGCGCTAACCGGTACGGCTAATAGTGACGTTTTTATTGGGGCAGCGACCGCTAATAGTTTCCCAAGTTCCAGAGTTTATGCGCCAAACTTAGGGGTGTACAACTTACAGGTCAGTCTACAGTTTGAAAATACCGATGCCGCAGATCAAGACGTCAGTATTTGGGTACAGAAAAATGGCGCAAACCAAGAAAATTCAAACTCGTTACTAGCGGTACCCAGTGCGCACGGGGCAGTTGACGGGCATGTTGTAGCCATTAGAAGTTTCTTTTTAGAGTACACCGCAGCAGATGACTACTTTGAGATTGTGTGGGCAACGGACAGTACTACTGTTTCTATACCTGCACTTGTAGCAGCGGCTCCTGCACCGGTAACACCCTCTGTAATCCTAACAATGCACTTTGTTTCCCGGCTGTAGAATGATACACTTTGACAAATCTTTAAGGACGCGTTAGCCATGAGCCTTCACGAATTAGCACATAACGTGCAAAAAGCTGGGCGAAACGGTGATTCCGTCCTTATCCACATGACCCCAAAAGAAGTTAACGGCCTGCAAGCGCTGGCTATGGCTCATGGTGGATCTCTTACTATCAACCCCGAAACGGGTCTGCCCGAAGCCAACTTCTTAAAG